TTGCCCTTGGCCTGCGCCTGGCCGAAGGCCATCGTTATGCCGATCAGGCGCTCGTACCCGCCACCGAGCTTTTCGTTCTGGTCAACGATGGCCTGGAGCGTGCCCGCCTGGGGGTCAAGCCCGAAGTTTTTCAGGGTGAGGAAAGCCTGCGTCACCTCGGTGAGCTGTAGCGGCGTGGTGCGCGCGAACTCCTGAATCCACGCGGTCGCTTCCTCGCCCGCTTCTATGCCGCCCATTACTGCGCGCATCTGGAGCGCGAGCTTTTCCGCGTCATCGCCGACGCTGAATACCTGGCCGATCAGGTTTTTGAGGGTGCTGAACGACGCGAAGGCCGCGACTGCGCCGGCGGCTGCCCTGGCTAGGTTTCGGAGCCCGCCGCTGGCGGCCTGGTCGCCTGCCTTGTCTGCTTCCTCGACGCTCCCGCGGAAGCGATCAATGACCCCGCTCGCCATGTCCTTGGCGCGGATAACGATGCTCAGAACTTGATCGCGTATCGCCATTGATTGGTCCCTGGTGAATCAAAAAAGGCGGCAGGGTTGCCCGTGCCGCCTCCGGTGTTCCTACGGTGCCCGCGCGGCGGGCGGCGCGATTACACTGCCTGCACGCGCATGAACTTGGACAGGCCCGAGCCGGTGATGCTGGCGTCGCTCAACAGCTCAAACTCGACGGCGATCTCCGCAAAGTCATCGCTGATGAAGGCGAGCGCCTGGGCGGGGCTGAACTTGATCCGGTGCAGCCGCACCATAACCTCGGTGCCCTGCTGCGCTTCGTTCGCGCCGTGGAAGTGCGCTTCGTACTCAAGCCCTGCCGTGACCAGCGCCTCCAGCGTTTCGCTGGCCGCTTTGGTGTAGCTGATCTTGATGCCGGTGGCGTCGATCGCACCGGTGCCGATCACGGTGATGCCGCTGCGCAGCAGCGCGTAGTCGGTGCCCTCGACCAGCGCGCCGTCCGCGGTAGTAGTGACCGTGACGGCCTCAGCCGGGTCAGCCGGATAGTCGAAGGGGATAAACTCGCCGTCGATCCCGCTGGTGCTGTGCGCCTCATCTGCCACGGCCCCTGCTGCGACCTCGGTCACGGCCCCACGGAGCGCGAGCGCGAGGTTCGCGGGGCTGTAGTCGTGGATAGTCAGCTTGCCGGTGACGCTGCTCACGGCCTTGAGCACGTTCGCGTTGCCGCCCCCGATGTTGGTGAAGTCGCGTAGTTCCTTCGACTCCTCCTCAAAGCCCACCTCGAAGGCCGAGCAGTTGCCGATGGGGAGGAACCCCCCGGCGGCGCTCTTGACCTTGATGTAGAGCGGCCCTTTGCCGATATAGCTCTGGTCTGCCATGTGCTGTGCTCCCCTGCTTTATGCGGCCTTCACCGCCTGAGTCCATGAAACCCCCCACCATGCGACGCCTTTGCCGTCATGCTCATCGGTGAGCAGGTTGTCCATTGCGATCTCGCCTGGCGCTACCGGGCGGAATCTTTCGGGGCGGCCCCATGTCTGATATGGGAGAGCCCCCGCTATCACCTCGACCAACCGCAGCGCCGCGTGGTGGCGGTACTCGGTTGGCGTGTCCGCGCAGATCACGAAGGCGATGAATCGCACGTTCGCTTTCCGCAGCCCGGTGCCGTCCACCTCCGCGCTGGGTATCCCTTCTATCGCTACCCGCACCGCCTGGCGCGCGAGCACTACCTGGCCCAGCTCCCGCGCCGTGAATCGGCCTGCGTGGTCCGCTACCTGCACCGCCGGCCCCAGCGCCTCTGCTAGGCCCGCGGTCACCGCTTCCAGCGCATCACGAAGCACCCAACAACTCCGTCACCCAGCGGTTCACCGCTTTGTTGATCCGTTCCTCGCGCTGCTGCCCGAAGCCCATGAACGGCCGCGCCGGTATGGTGACGGACCGCTTCTGCACGAACTTTCCGCCCACCATGAACTTCAGGTAGCGGGCGTTTTTGGCGCGGATGGTGGCGCCGAACTGGTGGACCGGTGCATAGATCACGTTGGTGCCGATGTGCACCTCATCGTCGCCGTGCACCTGATAGTCGATGCTGTTGCGTAGACGGCCGGTGTCCCGGAGTATCTGGCCCCCGCGGATCGTGGGCTTCCATGCGTTGCCGTCCGGGTCTTTTCCGGTGTCAAAGCTGCGCTGCACCTGGGTCCGCATCACGCGCCCGAGGCGGTTCATCAGGTCGCGCTTCGCCTCCGGGGTCATCAGCGAGGCCAGCCGCGCGTTGAGCGGCCCGGCATCAATGTCGAGGGTGATTTCGCTCATCAGAACTGGTCCAGCGTTTCGCGGGTAAACAGCCGGTCTGCGTCGCCCCTGCTCACCCATGCGTCGAGCGCCGGTTCGGTGGCGCCTGGGGTGAGCGTTGCGCGGCCGGCGGCTATGTCGCGCAGTACGCTGATGGCGTGCTTGTGGCGCTCCACGGCCTCATCCAGCGGCGCATCGTCCTGGAGTATGTATCGCGCTATATCCGCTGCGATCCTCGCCAGCATGGGCGGGACGGGGCTCACGGGTAGCCTGTTGGTGGCGCCGATGTAGAGGTCGCAGGTGGCGGTGGCGTCCTGTAGCGCGCGCTCTATGCGTGCGGCGTCCGGGGCGTCTGCCTCGGCATCCCACGCATGGCGGTGCAACTCCTCTATGCCGAAGCGCTGCACCAGATCGTCCTGCGTCGCGTACATCAACGCCCCCCACAAAAAAGGACCGGCCGCAGCCGGTCAATGGCTGCCGCGCTAGGGTCAGTCCTGGGTAGATGGTTCGGTTGGGTTGGTCGGTTCCTTCGGTTCCTTCGGTTCCGTTTCCTTTGCCTTGCCCGCTGGCTCGACGTAGGCGCCCAGTGCTTTCGCTTCCTGGGCGCTGAGTTCGATAGTGCTGCCTACCGGGTGCAACTTGCCCCCGCTGCGAATCGGGGAGTTAACCGTGTACTTCGGCATGGCTCTGGCCCCCCGTTACGCTGCGAGCACGTTTTCGATGAAGTAGGCGCAGTCCTGGCACAGGATCAGCTCGCATACCGACTCGCCGACCTGTTGCACCGTCGCTCCGCGCAGGCCGACTGCATCGTCCACCTTGCGGCGGCTGATGCGCTGGCCGAACTGGGCGGTCAGGCCGAAGGTCAGCCCCTTGTTCGGCATGGCGCTGGCGTTGCGGTGGATCAGCAGCGCGTGGTCGCCCCACACGCGGCCATAGGTGGCGGTCTGCCCTGGCTTTGCGCTGTTGACCTTGGCGCGCGCCACGATGATTTCGGCAATCCCGAGGGTTTCCGAGATCCACGACAGGGGCACCATGCCCTCATCGCCGGTGGTGCCGTTGTACGCTTTGACAACGCTCGGGTTGCGGCGCAGGGCCAGCGCGCCGGCGGCGGAAATCACGAGCACGTTCGGGCGCGCGAAGGGCACTTCGATGGCGTCCGCGAGTTGCTCCAGCGGCTTGCTGGCGGCGTCGCTCCACACATCGGTGCCGGTGATCGCTTCCTTGTTGGTGTGCGCGCCCGGCACGAACACCTTGTCGCGCACGCGAATCTCGCGGTCCAACATCAGGAGGTCGGTCATCAACTCGACGGCGTTGCCGAGCGGGTCCATGCCCACCTGGCGGCCTGCGTCGATGTCCTTCTGCGGGATCACATCCTCCAGACCGTAGTCGGTGGTCATCGCGCTGTGCTCGGTGCCCCCGAACTCAACTTGGTTCAGGCGGCCCTTACGATCCACAGTGGTGTCGGGCACGGTGAAGCGGTCCGCTTTGGTGTACTCGGTCCACTTGAATTCCTCGGCACTGACGGGTGCGCGGGGGAGCAGGCGGTCGGCGATGTAAGCCTCGTTGGTGTAGGCCAGCGCGATCGCGGTGCGTACCGGATCGGTGACGAAAGGTGAATTAGCCATGTGTCGGTGCTCCCCTTAGCCTTGTGCGATCAGCACGTCGATGTAGTCGCCGGCTACCGCGCTGACCATCGCGATACCCACGATGCGGTCGGTTGCCTGGGCGGACGTAACCACGCGCCCGGTGGCGTCGGTGGTCAGCATGTCGCCGCGGGTGATGTTGCCGCCCGCCTCCGCTTCGGCGATGCCGGAAAT